TTCACATAGAGAACCTGCTAATAGATCTTGAAATATAATTTGTGCCACATGTTCTAGCATATCTGGTAAGAATTTGGGAGATGACATAGATTCGATATTGTTTGCATGGTATTCCTCTAAAAGTTGATATATATTATTTGAGAGGTCATTTACGTCTTCCTCTTCCCATGTATCGAAAATGGATTCAATAATAGTAGGAATTGAATCGACCGATTTTTCGCTAGCTTCCGTGCTTTTCGTTGATGTTGTATCTGATTCTTCAGGTGCAAAATCTGAGTCAGATTGCATCGATTGTTTTTATATTTACTGATTTAAATACGATGATATGTTTAAGTCAATTTTTTTATTGTGATATCTTTGTAAAAACAATGGATGCAGTAGATTCTTTTGGTGTATTGCCGTTAGGTAACTTGCCAGTTAGATTTGAAGGATCGCCAATATGAGAACCAATATCTCCTGACCAAAATAACAACGAAATGCGATCATTTAATGAAAGGTCTACTAATACGCTATTTGATATAGTATATATATGATTGGTTTCAGGTGCTTCAACTAATGTTGACGATCCGCTAATTTCATTCCCGTTTCTTGTTAATACCGTAGCACAATCACTGTTGCTTCCTGGAAGTAGATTTCCGCCAGACCGCACGTCTATTTTATAGGTTAATAAATAAAAGCCATCTGACGGTACTACGAAAGCAGTTGGGTGATTAAAACTTGCGTCTGTTACTGTAGTCCAACCAGAACCAACTGGACCAATTGGAGCATTCTCAAAATAAACATATTGGAAATTTGTTATGCTAGTATGACTTTGCATTTGATCACTCCAAACAAATATTGATGAAATTGCTGCGTTTTGGCCAACTTTTCCTTCTTGTCCAGTTGGTCCTTGAGGTCCTGTAGGCCCAGTAGACGCTAAGCCGGTCGGGCCTTGTTTTCCTTCTTGTCCAGTTGGCCCCGTAAATCCAGTAGGACCAGTTGGGCCTAGGGGTCCTTGGCTTCCCTGAATGCCAGCAATACCTTGGATACCCGGATCACCTTTTTTACCCTCTGCACCATTCAAACCTTGTAGTCCTTGTTCACCTTGTATACCTTGTTGGCCAACATCCCCTTTCTCACCTTTTTCTCCTTGAATTCCTTGAATGCCTTGAACCCCCTGAGCTCCCTGGGCGCCTTCTTCACCTTGATCGCCTTTATCTCCTTTTGTACCATGTTGACCCTGAGGTCCCTGAGGTCCATCTTCTCCTTTTTCGCCAATATGTCCACGCTTTCCTTCAGGTCCTGTTTTACCTTCAGGTCCTGTAAACCCACGGATTCCATCACAACCACGACGACCTTCCGGCCCGGTTGGTCCTGTTGGGCCCATAGGCCCATCACATCCGTCTTCACCATCTTGACCGTCTTTTCCATTCTTACCATCACGCCCATCTTCACCATCACAACCATCCTGTCCATCTTTTCCGTTTTTCCCGTCTTCCCCATCCCGGCCATCTTGACCATCTTTACCGTTACGCCCATCACGTCCATCTTCGCCGTCTTCGCCATTTTCGCCGTCCTTCCCGTCCTTGCCATCCTTTCCATCACGACCATCTCGTCCATCTTCGCCGTTTTTACCATCTTCGCCATCCTTTCCGTCTTTACCATCACGTCCGTCACGGCCATTTCTACCGTCCTTACCTTTTTCACCATCCTTTCCGTCAGATCCGTCTATTCCATTTTTTCCATCCTTACCATCACGACAATGTATAGGTCGATTTGGTTTATGACACTTTTGTGGTTTTGGATAACATTTACGGTTTTTTTTGCTATCATTTTTGCAACTTTGTCTAGTACAACTACGGTCGCTATCGCTGTCGGATTCACAAAAATCGTTCTTGGGCATATATAATCAGATATTATATATACACATTCATTGGATTACTTTTTTCTAAAACAAAATTATTCGGCACCATAAACGCAGTCTGTAAAACGCATTTTTGATTACAGATTGCGATTATTAATTAATAGTAATCACTATGCACTGTCCTCCTTTTTTATCCTTGCATGGAGGTTCAGATTCTTTATTCTCCTTTTGTTCGCACCGTTTATGTTTTGGACACTTACAAACATCGCATTTCTTTGGTTTTTCACAACGTGAACAAATGTTTTTTTGGCGCTTATCACATTTATCACAGCAATATGAAGTTTGTGTCTTTAAAAAACTGCTATCATCACTCGAGGATTCGTCGTCGCTATAATTACATCCACGTTTTGGCATATTATATATATATTCTTCCATATATATAAAATTATTAAAAAATAAAATCTCTAAACTCGTTAGCATATATGCTTAGGTTATGATTCAGAATTGTATTTAGATATATTACAATTCTGAATCGATTCATTTAGGCTTCCACCTCGATTTCTTCCGCTTCCTTATTTTTTTCGGTAAGGCGCTTGGGTGTAAGCGATTTCAACGTAGAAACCCGCTTCGGGTCGATGATTTTCAGCGTAAAACTACGTGTGGCCTGATTAAAATGTAGCGCCGGAATAGCTGCGATTTCGCTAGTTTCCTTATTATATGTGACATCCTTGGTTTTGTTGAGCTTGTTCTTTTCTAAGCAACTCACAAAGAACATTTTGAGTGCTTTGATATCCTTCACTGGTAGAGTATGATCCTTACCATATTTCTCTGCAAACTGGTGGAGCTTCTGGATTTTGATCGTCTTGTCTAATTTTATCCAAATCTCCGTTTTATTATGTAGCTTTTCCTTGTCTAGTAAATCATCAATTGATTGATAATTGGCTTCTGTATCAATAGGTTGTTGATTTAGAATGTTTTTATATTTAGCTGTTGTTGGGTCATATGCGTCCTGTTTTTTGGGTTGTTCAATGGGTTCTACTCGCTCGTTTTTTAGCACTTCATTTATGGATAACATAGTTTCGTCGGGACGTCTTTATATGTATATAACAAAAAATATTTCTATTTCATTTTTTTATATATATTATCAGATCGAATACAAATTTGTTTGTCCACGCATTGAATTGCGAACCGACTGTCTTGTCGACACATATGGTGAAAAGGTTGTGTTTTGACTAGTTAGACTATTTGTTTTTGAATAAATACGATACATATCGTCAGTAGATTCATTTATGGGTGGATTTTGTTTTTTTGCTGATTTATTTTCATAATGACTTGTCCATTTTTGATAAGCATCCAATTGTTTTATAGACGTTTTTTTTGTTACACAATAACAAGCAGCCATCATTATGATAACTACTACGATTGAAACTACAACAATTATAATAGTGCTTGATGAATTTTGAATCGTAGACGTTGTTCCGGAATTCGATAATTTTGAAACTACATCGGGTTTCGTAGTTGGTGTTATAGTCGGATTTTGTGTATCTATGACTGTTGGATTTAATGTTGGTACAGAGCTTGATGGTTTTGTTGTAGGAATTGTACTCGGCATACTCGTCCTCAAAAACGACGGGGTTTGAGTAGGAGCTGTTGTTTTTACTATTGTTGGCATAAATGAATTCGCCGTTGATACGGGTTCTCCTGCTATAATGCTGAATGTTGGAAGTGTTGGTACCATAGTCGGTGGGATATTGCTTTTTTGTGTAGGCGCACTTGAAAATACAGACCAACTTAATGGAAGTAAGGTTGGTGATGATAATGGTTTAAACGATGGCAATAACGTAGGTCCTGGAGATGGCATAGTTGTTGGAATTGGTGATGGTCCTGGAGATGGCATAGTTGTTGGTGTTGGTGACGGTATTGGTGATGGTCTTGGTGATGGTCCTGGTGATGGTATTGGTGATGGTCCTGGTGATGGCCCTGGTGATGGTCTTGGTGTTGCTCTACTAAGTGTAGGTATACGAGTAGGTCTAGCTTTCCTTGATTCCATTCTTTTTGGATTTACAGAGATTCTCTGCGGTCTCATTGATGGATTTGATGTTGTTATCGTATCATCATTTACAGTGATTGTTGGCATTGGTGTTTGTCTAGGACGCTTTGTGACCGTTCTTTTTTTAGTTTGTCGACTTGGCCTACTTGTTGCGACTGTATCATCCCCAGTTTGCGTGGGTACCAAGGTTCGTATTTGTTTTCTTTTGGATGGTCTAATGGGTCTAGATGTTGACAATGCATCATCATTGGTTGGTGTGGGTGCCATGGTTCGTATTTGTTTTCTTTTTGATTGTCTAATGGGTCTAATGGGTCTAACAGTTGACACTGTATCATCATTGGTTGGTGTGGGTGCCATAGTTTGTATTTGTTTTCTTTTGAATTGTATAATTGTTCTAGGTCTGCTTGTTCTAGATGGTGGCACTATATCATCTGTTGTATTCGAACGACTTGGTATATTATTATCATCATCGGGGTTTGGCTTTGTTTTTATTATAGTTGGTCTTAGCTTAGAACGAATAGTTTGTTTAAGCTTTGTTTTTATTGCAGTCTGACAATTATCATTTCCACCAATATTTTGTTTTAACCAATCACGACCACGATTCACTGGTCGCACAATTATATTATTTGTAGCATTATTTATTTTATTTGCAATTCTATCAAATACATTTCCACAGGATGCCGGCGGGAACTTAGCCTTGGTTTTTTTATTTGTTTTGATCTTTGGATTGCGTTTTGTTTTGGTCTTTGGATTGCGTTTTGTTTTGATCTTTGGATTGCGTTTTGCACTGATCTTTGGATTGCGTTTTGTACGGATCTTTGGATTGCGTTTTGCACTGATCTTTGGATTGCGTTTTGTAGTAGCCTTTAGTTTTGTTCTCGTCATTCCTTTCTTTAAGACTGCTCCTAATTTTCCTTTTACGTTTTTTTTATTTTTGCCATTACAAAAGTTACTAAGCCCATTCTTCAAACATTGAAGACCTTTTTTTACGGCTAGTTCTTTTAATTTTTTGGCTGCGGCTGCTTTTAGCGCAGCAACACCTCCAGTTTTCGCAATTATGGCAACTTTTAATCCAGTTTTTAAGATATTTCCTATGCGCCTTAATCGTTTTAATTCTCGAGTATCATTTTGTTTTGAAGAAACTATATACTTGTTATTTAATGATTCATAAAAATATCCATCTCCCGGACAGTATGAACCGATTGGACAAGGATTGCAGCTAAATATATCATTATTTTTTTGGCAATAGGTTTGTGTTGGACAATTTCCAAACGTAGTTTGAGAACATATTTTGATATTTTGAGTTCGGCATATTATTTTATGGAAAAATAAGGATAATAATGCCCACTTCAAATTCATATGTTTATATATAAACGGATTTTATTTTTATATTCATGAAAATATATAAATAAATAATATAAATGGGTCTTTTAGCAGATATGATGTCAAAAGAATCACATTTTGGAGGTAAAAGACCTAGAACTGTGAAACGCAAAACTATGAAACATAGAATAACAATCAAAGGAGTCACTAATACTCATGGTCGTGGGTGGTCAAAACAATCACCAGGAACACATGAAAGAACTCTCATGTTGGAACGTTGTGGGAAAAAATGCTTTCTAGGACCCGGAAAATCTTTTCCTATTTGTAGGCGTGGGACATGTAAACGTAATAAAAAAGGTGTTTATGCTGCATATATTCGTGCCCGAGAATATAGTACGATAAAAGGTTCTGAAAAATATAGACGTATTGCAAGAACAGCTAAGCGAATTCTCAGAAAGTGATTTGCGAATTAGTTTATTTACCATTTACTGTCGTCAAAACAAAACACTCCTGAAAATATTCTTCCGTCTGAATAAACCATCTCTCCATAGTTTTGGTAAGGATCTGCCTCTTGCTCATCCTCAATATAATCATAATATATAAAACTATATTTATCGTTTGGATCTGGTATCTCTTCCAATTGTTGTTCCGAATCGTTTGGAAAACTTTTGAAAATGGGGCCATAGTATGTGTTTCCGTTTGCGAACATAAGCTTGCCAAACGATGGGTTGCCTGCTTGATCGTAATCGCCGATAAATGAATCGCCGTTCGAAAATCTACGAATATTATCTTCCGTTCGTTTTGAAATCATAGTTATCCAGTCTGTATTCGTTTGTGCTGCAGGTCCTCTTGATATATCTGACATGGGTAGATCTGGAAAATTCTCTGCTGTGAGTTCAAGTTTTGGCTTTTCAACCTTGCTCTGCATCACGTTACGTCTCTGAAACCGATTCATTTTTGTTATTAATAATCTAATCAATAACAAAAACCATGGGTTCAATTTTTTACACGGTTGGAAAGAAAAAATTGAATTTTTGAATAGTATTTTTATTGCACATAAACTCAATAAATTTATAATGGATCCAGATACCAGGGACGTTTTATCCCAATGCACATTCCGTGCTGCAGCATTTTGGCGTCTCTTGTATCAAGTATGGAAACTCACTAAAATTCATTGTCCAGAAGCGTTTCCAGTGGGGAGCCTCTGTGATAGAAATATAGAAGAAGACCCGAAGCATATTGAGACCTTAGTGTCTATGATTTTTGAAATGAACTGTGGCACAGCAGCCAGATCTGGCTTTTTAACGTTTGACGAAGAAGTCTTGGCGGACGCAGTTATACTAGTTGTGCGTGCATTTACAGCTATGCCAGAACTATTACCAACACTTCAAACACAAATGAACACCACTACTATTTTTGGTCCTGCAACAGATTGGAAATCTAAATACGCATTTAGTCGAACAGAGGAAATGATGAATTTAGCAAGGGATTTCTACACCATGGCGAATACTATTGAAAACAAGGAGGTTCGTGTGAAGGCGACATTGATAAACGACCATCCAGATGCAAACTTTTATTTACGACTTTCGGTATATGAATCATAAAAATATCTCGATCATGGTTTTGTCTGGTCCATTGATATGCACAAATAGTGGGTTGCGGCGCTTGTACCATACTGTTTTTTTATTCCAATCAAAATCCTCCATATCCATATCAGCCGCATTTAAAAACAAAAGGTTCTCATGATCTAATTCGATGATGTCGGGGTTCTCAAAAAATACCGTTGTCCAGAATCGTTGATCATCATGCCGATCATCATACTGATACCCCTTCATACATTGTCTGAGAGCGCCTACCTTTCCTATAATCATACCACTATTTAAAAAAGGGAATTCTGTATCTAAGAATTTGT